CCTGTTCGCACTATTGATAAAGCTGGAGAGCAAACTCAAGTTGTCGCTATTGATTATGGTGGCGCTGGTGCTGAAGACTTAACCGTTCCAGACTTTGCTACCGAGAATACCCTGCAAAGCATTAACGCAGCTATAGCAGGTGGCTTATATTTTAATATAACCACTAATTCGGACATTCTTGGGGTATCGGTTGCAGGCAGGCGAAACAACGAGATCGAGCTATCCTTCTTCGATTCTTTCGATACCAATGTGATAACCAACACGACAGCCAACGGTGGCTCAGCTACCATATCGGGTGGGCATGCTCGCTATCGGACAGGCACCAACATCAACGGAGCGGCTCGCGGTGAAACGGTTTACAAGTGTAACTATAGACCGGCGCATGAAGAGTACGCGTTTTTCACAGCAGCGTTTACGGCAGGAGTAGCTAACAGCTACCAGCGGATCGGAATATACGACACGGATAACGGCGCGTTTATTGGTTACGAAGGAACATCTTTTGGCGTTACGCTACGAAGTGGAACTGTCGACACTACAATCGCTCGTGCTAGTTGGAATGGCGATCCTTTAGACGGTTCAGTTGGGTCTATCTTTACCCGTAGCGGAACTCCCGAAGCGATAAACCTTACCTATAGCAATCTCTATCGCATCCGTTTTGCTTGGCTTGGTTCGGCGTCATTTATCTTTGAGGTATTTAGTCCAGACGCAAAGTGGGTAACTTTCCACACTATTCGCATCCCTAATTCACAGCTTGCTCCTTCAATTCAAACGCCTAACCTTCCGATGAAAATCGAATGTGTAAAAACTACCGATGGAGCTGCGGATCTTTCAATATACACGGCGTGTTGGGCAGCAGGTACTACGTCAGACTATAATCCTATTACTGAAACGCTTTCGGATTACAGTCTCGCCAATTTAACTCGTGCCGTTATAACGGGACGGTCATCAACTGGTGGAGGTACTTACTATAACGTAAAAGTAAATCCTTCTGGCTCTTTGATTACAGCTATTGGCGATATTGATGGAATTGTCGGTCAAGACACAATGGCAAACAGCTTGCCAGTAGTTATTGCAAGCGACCAAAGTGCGGTTCCCATATCTGACAACGGCGGGTCAATCACTATTGATGGAACTGTTGCCGCCACTCAGTCTGGAACTTGGAACATTGCAAACGTAACTGGTACGGTATCGCTTCCTACTGGAGCAGCGACTGAATCGACTCTTTCTACGCTTAACGGAAAAGTTACAGCTTGTAATACTGGCGCAGTAACTATTTCGACTGCGTTACCAGCTGGAACAAACAACATTGGAGACGTTGATGTTTTAACGTTGCCGTCCGTTGTAGCAGCTACTTATTCAACCTCCTCAGTAACAAGCGTAGTTTCTGCCGCTACAAGCACAAGCATATTAGCCAGTAATGTTAATAGACGTATGGCTATTATGGTCAATGACAGCGATAAAAACGCTTATGTAAAATTAGGTTCTACAGCCAGTGCAACTAGCTTTTCTTATAAACTAACCCCAGGACAAACATTAGAGCTCCCTTCGCCAGTTTATACAGGAGCTATTGATGCAATTTGGGATGCTTCGCCTACTGGAAGCATGAGAGTTACGGAGCTAACGTAATGCCTGTTTTTGGCGCAGAAATACCGATAGGCGCTGGCATGTTGTGGTATACCGATACCGCTCCTGCAAATTGGCTAATATGTGATGGAACAGCTATTTCTCGCACTCAATACGCCTCTTTGTTTAACACGATGGGAACAGCCTATGGCATTGGAGATGGTGCTACTACGTTTAATCTTCCAGATTTACGACAAAGATTCCCAATCGGTAAAGCAGCTAGTGGAACAGGTAATTCACTAGGTGGTACAGGTGGCGCTATTGATCATAATCATACCGTACCGCCGCATTATCATGGAATGGGAACAGGTGCCGATTTAGCAGTATCAAACCCAGTTACAGGATATAGCGCTTGGGGAGGTAGTTTAACTACAACCGCACCAACAGGCACTACAGCAGACGGAACGCTCGCAGCGCCTAGCATTACGGGCAAGATAGGACTTGTTACTGGAGGGGTCGATGGTAACGCCACTATGACAAGCGGCGATCAGAATCCTCCATACTTAGTGGTAAATTATATTATTAAAGCCGCATGAGTTTGCTGCTATTATTAAACCCTAAACAATATGGCGGCGTTGTCCCGCCTCAACCTATTATTGATAAAAGCGACATATTAAAGCGCCGCTCTTATCGTAAAAAGCAAGAGGAGCAAGAGCTAGAGGAAGCGATTGCAGCGCAATTACTCAAAGCTCAACAAGAGGATATTGTAATTCCTGAAGCTGTAAACCCTATAAGATTAGGTACAATTCTTGAAAGAAAGATGTACCAAAAAGCACAATTAGATGAAGTTCACGGAGAAGTGCGTAAAAAACGAATTAAAATGCTTTTAATGGCATTACTAATGGATGACCTATGAGCGATAAACATAAACTATATCAATGGTGTCACGTTCAACAGAAAGTAGTTCCGGTTGAGGAAGTGATGGTACGAGTCCATGCTAATGCAAGGCACATGTTTATACAGGATGAAATGCCTCCGACTCGCAATCCTCTCAATCCAAAAGAGATTTACACAAGCAAAAGCAAGCTACGGGCAGCCTACAAAGCTGCTGGTGTAATAGAAGTTGGGGATGCTTACGAACGGGGTTATGACCCTGAAAAGGAGAGTGCCGGTCGTGAGAGAGAAGTTATCTCTAAGTTTATGACTAATCTGAGGGAAAGGGTAAATGGATAACGTAGACGTAGAAACTGCTGAAGGATACGAAACAAACGCTGATGTTGAGGATACTGAAGTATCTGAGCAACCTTCAATGAGGGATGCTTTAGCGAAAAGCCTTAACATGGAAGAGGAGCAAGCCGCAGTTGAAATGCAGGTAAAAGCTCAAGAAGAACCAGAAGCTCAGGAAGAGGTTCAAGTTGAGGAGCAAGCTGCTCCAGTTGAGCGCATTCCGCTGGTTCCACCATCCGATATGAACAAGCTGGAAAAGGAGGCGTTTACCAATCCTACCCCAGAAAACGCTCATATTCTTCAGCAGTACCTCAATCGCAGAGCTTACGAAACACGCTCTGATTATCAGCGAAAGATTCAAGAGGTTGAGCAGCTAAAGGCTCAAACTTCGGGACTTTTTGATACCTTAAGGCAGTATGAGCAGGACTATGCAAAACAGGGTATTTCTATAGCTGATATCGCCAAGCGGTCGGTTGCCTGGGATAAGGCTATGCAAACTGACCCTGTGACAACGGCTATTGAATGGCTTGAGTCTTATGGTCTAAGCGTTGAGGATTTGGCTACCGGAATTCAGCCACAAGCTGAGAATGGATACCCTCAACAGCAACCAAGCAACTACCTAACCAGGGAAGAGGCAGAGCGAATCGCAGAGGAGAAGCTGGCAGCCGTACAGCAGCAACAGCAGCAATCTGCGGTTGCCTATTATAATGAGCGTGCCGTAGAATCGTTTATGTCCGGCAAGCCTTTATTTAAGGATCCAGAAACAGCTTCGCAGTTAGAGGCTGAGATGGCTCCGATAGTACAGGCTCTCACTAATACAGGCCGTTATAGCTCTCCAGAGGAGATCCTAGAGACTGCCTATAATTATGTCGTTGCTGGCAATCCGACCTTTTCCAGCCTCAATAAAGCGATGGCTGTTAAACCGGCGATAGAGCAAAAACAAGCAGCAGTACAAAAGGCGAAAGCCGCTGCTCGTACTATATCTGGCTCCGCTGGTACAGGGACTCCCAGGATACAAGTTAAAGATATTCGGGATAACCTGAGACGCCGAATGAGCGGCGAGTAAAGTTTAGGTTATCCTGAGAAAGTAATTTTAAAGGATAACCACAATGGCTAATTTAGAAGAAGCGATTGTAGCAACCTTGTTCGACCAATCCGATGCGATTGCAGACGAGGTTTTGCATCACAATCCACTCCTCAAGTCCCTCGATGAGCAGGGTCTTGTTCGTAAATTCTCCGGCGGCTACGAACTTCGTAAGCCTGTAATGTATAACGACGCTGCTCAGGGTGGGTTCTACTCTGGCTTCAGTTCGTTTAACCTTGATGCTATCGAGGATGCTACAGCGTTCCGATTCGCGATCAAGCAGTGCTATGAGCCAGTAGCAATCGACGGACGTTCTCGTCGTGCTAACCGAGATCAAGCTCAGTTGCTTGACCTTGCTGAGATGAAGATGAAGGCTGCGATCAGCCGTCTCAAGAACACCGTTTCTACATCGCTTCGTGGCGATGGAACAGGAAGCGGAGGACTTGAGTTTGACGGTATCAAGAAGGCGGTTTCGACCTCACCTTCGTCTGGTACTTATGGTCAGATTGATCGTTCGTCGAATACCTTCGCTCGTAACCTTGCTGTAAACGTTACTCTTACTGCGTTGAACGTACAAGAGACCATTACTGATGCCATCAGCCAGATTACTCGTGGCGATGAGACACCAGACCTCGGCCTCATGGATCGTACTGCGTGGAAGTTCCTTCATAGCTCATTGACTGCAATTCAGCGAATCCAAGCTCCAACTAAGAAGGCTGTAGGTGGATTCCGAGTTCTCAGTTATGACGGCTGTGATTTCGTGTTTGACGGTGGATATGGCTCGTCTGTACTTGAGACCAATTCTTGCCGACTTCTCAACACGAAGTACTGGACGTTTGATATGGTTCGTGGTGCAGACTTCAAGCCGCTCGCTCCAGAGATGGCTCGACCAGTTGATCAGGATGCTTTCTTCACGGTTATCATCGTTGAAGGAAACCTCTGCTGCGCTGCTCCTGCACTTCAAGCTGTAATTTACGCTTAATAAGTAGGAGGAACAAAGTATGTCACAGGTAGGATCATTCGGAGTTAATTACAGCAAAGTTTGGGATGGAGTTTCTATTCCTCTTCCGGCAAAAGTAGGAGACGTTGGTTCTTCACCGGAAGGAGATTTTCTCTTCGTTCAAGCTGATGGTGCGGTAGCTCAGTACGCCTTCGTTAAGATTTCTGACGATGGCCAAGCTGCTGAACTCACAACCACAAACGCTGGTTCTAACAACCTTCAAGTTGGCGTAGCTCAAGTAGCTGCTGCTGACAACGAGTACCTCTGGGTATGGGTTGGTGGAGTAGGCGGCGGTGGAGTAGGTTCTGGTATTCAAGGAAAGGCGGCAGCTTCATACGCTGCTGATGCTAACCTTAATACCACTGCAACTGCTGGTGTTGCTGATGATGCTTCAACAACCAAGATTCAGAACGTAGTAGGACTTACTACGCTTACTGGAGCTGGAACCGTTGAGCTTAAATCAACAGGACACCTCAAGGTGAACTAATTAAAATGGGAGGCGGCTAGTACAGCGCCTCCCAGATTATATTAGCTGAATTATTTGTAGTGCTATAAGTTATAGGAAA